ACCAGCGACAGCACGCACGTGACTTCGACCAGTGAGACCCCGGGAGCCATCCCGCGCTACGAAAACCTCTCGAGTAACCTCACCATCAAGGACATGACGGTCGACCCGACTACGGGCATCGCGACCGACCTCGCGGCCATCCGCGCCTACGACGCCGACTGGTATGGCCTGGTGCTCGACAGCAACAGCGCGGCCGAGATCTTGGCGGCGGCAGCGTGGGCGGAGAGCCAGCGCGTCCTGCTCTTTGTGAGCACCGCGGACAGTGACGCCAAGGATGGCGCCACCGAAGACAATGTGGTGAGCGATCTGCTGAGTGCGGGTTATGCCCGGACAGTGCCGATGTACCACCAGAAGCCCTCGCAGTACGCGGCGGCGGCGTGGGCCGGGCGCATGCTACCGAAGGCTCCGGGCTCGGCGACGTGGGCCAACAAAAGCCTCTCGGGCGTCGACAAGAGCGTTCTCAGTGACAGTGAGCGCGGCGTGCTCAGGAGCAGGAACTGCAACTACTACGTCGACGTCAAGGGCATCGGCTTCACGCTGGATGGGCGCGCCGCGAGCGGGCGCTACATTGACATCACCCATGGCATGGACTGGTTTGATGCGCGGGTGGTCGAGCGCATCGTCGCGCTGCTCGCCAACAACGACAAGGTCCCGTACACGGACAAGGGCGTCGAGTTGCCCCGCGCCCAGGTCCAGGGACAGATCTTGGAGGGCATCGCCAGCACCTTGATCGATGGCGACTCGCCCTGGTCGGTGACCGTGCCCAAGGTCGCGAACATCAACCCCAACGACCGCATCGCCCGCACGCTGCCCGATGTGAAGTTTGCCTTCGTGCTGCAGGGCGCGGTTCACAAGGTGCAGATCGTCGGCACGGTACGCACGGCCCTGTAGGAGGTCCGCATGGGAATGAAGGACTGGAACATCAACGACCTCGCCATGAGCCTCAACGCTGTGCCGCTCGACGCGGGTGGATATGCGGACGACGAAGTGCTGAGCCTGGAGTGGGCCGGCGATCAGTTCGGCGACTACATCGGCGCCGATGGTGAAGTCTCGCGCTTCAGGACCAACGACTATCGGGCCACGGCCACGCTGCGGTACGCGCACACCGCGGCCGCCAATGACCGCTTGAGCGGGCTGTTTACGGTGGACACCGCGCTACCCAACGGCGCCGGCGCCGGCGTTTTCAGCGCCCGTGACCAGGAAGGACGCTTGGTCATCCTGGCGGAGCGTTCGTGGATCATGGGTCTGCCGGCCATCAAGGTGGGCAAAACCGTCCAGGTCTACGAGTGGAAGATCCGACTCGCGCGCGCGCAGGCCACCTTCATCGGCGGACGGTGAACCCGTGGCCATTGAGTACCGAGAAAAGCAGATTGGTGACGTCACCTACCGCGTCACCCAGTTTGGCGCCAAGCAGGGGCGCGGGCTTCTCACTCGGATCGTCAAGCTCTTGGGCCCAAGTTTCGGGGCCATGCTGAGCAGCCTGGCCCAGGGCAAGCACCAGGAGGTCGAGGCGGCCGTCGCCGCGGGCATCGGCCAAGGCTTTTACGAGCTCGCCGAGCGGCTCACCGAGGCCGAGGTGGGCAGTGTGCTCGACGACTTCGCCAAGCAGACGGTGCTCGCCCTGGGCGAACGCGAGCCGCGTTTGTCGGACGTGTTCGATCAGCACTTCGCAGGTCGCTACGACGAGATGCTCGCCTGGGCGGCGTTCTGCCTGGAGGTGAACTTCGGGAGTTTTTTCGACGGGTCGAGCAGCGGCGCGGGCCTGCTCGTCCGGATCCGGAACATGCTGTCAGCATCGCGGTCCCCGAGCACATCGACTGGGACATCCACCGCATCGCCAGTAGCGAACGCTACCGCGCGTCCCTCGTAGAAATTCAATGCCAATGGTCGCTCGACGACCTGTATGAGGCCCACGACGTGCTGGACATGTATGACGAGCTCGAGCGGTTGGCAGCCAGGAGTCATCACCCATGAGCGTGCTCCGCGAGCTGGTCGCGCGCCTCGGCTTCGAGGTTGACAGTCAGGGCTTCAAGCGCGCGGAGTCTTCCGTCGACACGCTCAAGGCCGGCATGCAGAAGCTGGCTCAGGTGGCCTCGCTTGCGGGCCTTGGCGCCGGCATCAAGAAGATCGTGGACCTGGCAAGCGACGCCAATGAAACCGCCAACGTGCTCGAGCAAGTGTTCGGCGCGGCCGGCGCGGCGCAGGTCAAGAGCTGGTCCGAGACTGTGGCCAACGAAGTGGGACGTTCGCAATACCAGCTCCAAGAGTTCGCGGGGCGGCTTGGGGCGATGATCGCACCCATGGTCAATAGCAAGAGCGCCGCGCAGGAGATGGGCACCACGCTCAGCCAACTCGCGGTCGACCTTGGCAGCTTCTTCAACGCCACCGACGAAGATGCCCTCATGGCGTTGCGGGCTGGCATTTCGGGAGAGAGTGAGCCGCTCAAGCGCTTCGGCATCGTGATGCAGGACGCCACGCTGCAGGAGTTCGCGCACGCCCAGGGGATCAACAAGAAGATCTCCGCGATGAACGTCGCGGAGAAGACCGAGCTTCGCTACCAGTTCATCCTCGCAAATACCGTCAACGCGCAAGGCGATGCAGCGCGTACCTCGGGCGGCTACGCGAACGCCAGCAAAGCCCTCGGCGCTGCGCTCCGGGACCTTGGCACCGAGATGGGCCAGGCGGTCATGCCCAAGATCGAGCGCGCCATTCAGTTTGTGCTCGGCGGCGTGCGGGCATTTCGCGACTGGGCCCGGGGCACGCACCTGCTCGAGTCCGCGATGTGGGTGCTGGGTGCCGCAGCGGTGGTAGTCGGTGCAAGCCTGATCGCGCCGTTCATCATCCCTGCAGTCGCCGCAGCGGCGCTCATCCTGCTGATGGATGAAGTGTTCACGTTGTTCTCGGGCGGCAAAACTGTCATCGGCGACTACATCGACACCGTCTTTGGCATCGGCGCGACTGACGAGTTTGTCCGCAACCACAAGGCGGGCGTCGAGCTTCTCGCTGAAGCGTGGCGCAACCTCTGGAAGGACGCCGACTCTGAGGATCTTCAAAAGCAGATCGGCTGGTTTGGTGAACTCGAGCTTGCCGGCGAGCGCTTGTATAACCTCTATGCGCGCTTGGGGACCGCGATCGCGGACTTCTTCTACAATCTCCCCGTAATCGGCGGCGTCGCGAGCGGCAAGCAGCGGGTGCTCACCTCGAGCGAGCGAACGACCGGCCGCGGGGTCGGTGCGGGACTGATGACCCCCGAGCAGGCCCGCCAGCAAGGGCTCATCGAGAAGGCTGCCGACATCCGCGGTGAACGCGAGGGCAAGAAAGCGGGCCGTGCACTCGGCCGCGCCTATGGCGCACCGGCCGAGGAGATCCAGTTCGGGCGTGCCGCCCCGTCGGCGGTGGGCGCTACGCCAACGGTGAGCGCACCGATCGCGCCTGCCGGTGGCGCAGGGGCCAGAGGCCCTGTCACCGTCAACACTGGCGCAATGAATCTCGTTCTCAATGTGCTCGGTGGTAAGCCCGAGGAGACCCGCCGCGTGGTGCAGAAGGCCATGGAGGCCGAGCGCCGCAAGACCGTCGCGGCCGTGGCACAGGCCGGAGGTGGCTGATGGCGGTGCCGCCGCGGCATGTCACCATCGGCGACGTCTGGATCGACGTTAGCGTGCGCGAGGGTCACGAGCTGCAGGCTGAAGTCACCGAGCATCCCGTTGAAAGCGGCGCGAACGTGGCCGACCACATTCGCCCGCTGCCCGCCGCGATCTCCATCGAGGGCATCGTCACCAACCACCCCATCGAGCTCCCCCGATCGCACGCCGGCACTGCGCGAGCGAGCAGTGCGTCGATCGAAGTCGAGGGCGAACCGTCCATGGGCGCTCTGAGCATGGTTCCGGGCGTCGACCAGGGGGTGGCGCTGCTCGGCGCGCTCAAGCTTGACGTGCGGAGCAAGGTCGCATTCGCGGCGATGGCGCTGCACTTCACCGAGCCCTTCGACCGCGTGAGCGCGGTGCACGCGGCGCTCGTGTCGATCGTGGAGCGCCGGCAGCTCGTCACGATCGTGACCGGGCTCATGACCTACGACAACGTCGCGCTCACCAGCCTCAGCATCGAGCGGTCGGGCGCGGTCGGACGCGACAAGCTCGAGTTCTCCGCGAGTGGCCGCGTGCTGCGAATCGTCCGGAGTCAGACGGCCAAGCTCCCCGATCCGGTCGACGCCCGCGGCAAGCCCGGTAAGAGCCGAGGCAAGCAGCCCACCGCGAAGGTCGATCCCGCGACACTGACCGACGACAATGCAAGCGCCCTCAGCAAGCTTCCCGAGGTGATGGCCGGTGTGGCAGCCAATCTAAAATCGGTGTTGGGGTTCTAGGATGGCCATCCGACTCATTCCCGTCGAGCCGTACCCCGACACCACGCAGCAGTGTGATCTGGACGGCGTCACCTACAGCCTGCACTTCCGCTGGAACCAGCGGGATGAATGCTGGCACCTGGATCTCAGTACGCCCGACGACACGCCGATCGCCATGGGCCTCAAGCTTGTGACGCGATTCCCACTCTTGCGCCGCAACCTGCATCCGCTACGTCCGCCCGGTGAGCTCTTTTTGCTCGACGCGCAGGACCAGGACGCGCCGGCGACGCTCGAGGAGTTTGGGAGTCGCTTTGGGCTCTACTATGTCGAGGCGAGCGGAGTAGGCGGATGACCGAGCTCTTCGGCCGCAAGGTCCGCGTCCAGGTCGACGAACTGCTGATCGAGGGTCTGGACGTCGCGTTCGAGATCGTGAAGTCCTTGAGCGCCAAGACGCCCAACAGCGCCGAGATCCGAATC